TAGTGCAGATGAACGTCTTTGGAAACCAGAACTAGATAAAACCAGCAATGGTTATGCAGTAATTCGTTTTCTACCTGCTCCAAACGGAGAAGATCTTCCCTGGGTAAAACTATACTCACATGCCTTCCAAGGTCCTGGTGGATGGTATATTGAAAATTCTCTGACTAGTATCGGACAGAAAGATCCAGTATCAGAATACAACCGTGAACTATGGAATACTGGTAATGAAAAGGACAAAGAAATCGTTCGTAAGCAGAAGCGTAAACTATCCTTCTACAGTAACATCTATATCGTAAAGGATCCTGTTAATCCTCAGAATGAAGGTAAGGTATTCCTCTTCAAGTATGGTAAGAAAATCTTTGACAAGATTATGGCAGCAATGCAACCAGAGTTTGAAGATGAGACTCCTATCAATCCCTTCGACTTCTGGCAAGGTGCTAACTTCAAACTGAAGATCAAGAAAGTTGCAGGTTACTGGAACTATGATAGTTCTGAGTTTGATCGTCCTGGTGCTCTTTTAGACGATGATGAAGCACTAGAAGCACTCTGGAAAAAAGAGTATTCTCTGCAAGAACTAATCGCAGCAGATCAGTTTAAGGATTATGACGCTCTTAAGAAGCGTCTAGACTACGTACTGGGTAACAAAGGTGTACCTCGTATGCAAGACCCTGAAACTATCGGGGAAGAGGATGATTGGAAAGCAGAACTTCGTGGTGAAAGCACTGCCTCTCGTTTTGGAAGTAATCGTGAAGCAGCACCTGTTCCAGATAATCTTCGTGAAGAACTAAACAATCTTTCATCAAGTGCATCTGTTGACGAAGATGAAGAAGATGCTCTAACTTACTTTCAACGTTTAGCAGAAAGTTGAGTTAATCAGTTAATCTAATATTATCTGCTTTCTTTAAGGATCCGCTTATGTACTGAGTGGATCCTTTTTTGTAGGTCATAATATTCTCAATGTCATCATAAACTACTTGTAGATATTCTGGTTTAAGTATAAAAATATTTCTTTTATTTTCTTCTAATCTAACTTCATATTGATAGTTAGTAATTGGTATTGCAATGTTTGATATAAATTTTTGCTGTCCAAGTAATTCATCATAGTAAGATAGTTCAAAACTTTCTTCTATTTGTGTTCCCGCTTTTAGTATTATTACCCCATTTGTATTTTTAACTTCTTCACTTTCAAAGTGACGAATTGAATTAATATTTTGATAACTGCCATACTTATCAAGTAAATACCTATCAAATGATCTTTGTGACATAGGCCACTGATCATTTACATTGATGATGTTATTTGCAATTAATACCAACCAATCTAATGTTGGGTCATCATAAATTTTATCTGCTACTTGATCTGGTCTTTCATCTCCAATAATTTCATATTTTTTGAAAAATGCTAAGTTCTTAAAAATATCTTCTCTGAGAACACCTCTCTTAAAAATATTTTTTACAGTCTCATACTCGGAAATTTTTCCGTCTTTAGAAAACTTTGAGTATTGAATGCTTGGTAATTGACTAAAATATTCTGGCATCTTAGTATCCTATTGAGTCTGTTGAATCTAACTTATCATAATCATCATCATAAATTGGATCTATTTCTTGGAACTGCATTGTAATAGTATATGCTACCATTGTTGCTGCTTCATCATTATATGTCATATAAGATCCAAGAGGGGCATAATCAACATTAAATGCTTGTAAGGCACATGTTTTAAATCTATTGAGTGATTTGTGAGCACTTCCAGTTTTTCCATTAATATATTCTATTTTAAAAATATCTGGACTTTTTAAAAACAATAATTCTTTTGCTTTTTTTACACTCATACCTTGTTTAAAAAATCTTATAATTTGTCTTATTGCAGTCGCTTCATCTCTTTCTCTTGCTGATAATTTAAAAGTAAAATTAAAAGATCTTAATTGTGGTGCTTGGAATAATAGTTCTAAGTTTGGATTTAGAATAGCACCAGTTGCTCTTGAAAAAGCACCATTAATTTGTGCTGCTTGTTGGGCAAAGTAATAACCTAAAGCATTTTTAGTAGATTCTGTAGTTACAATTTGATTTAATGTTTTTCCTGCTTCATTAGCTCCTTCAGTCAATCCCTTATTAATTGCACCATATGCAACATTAAACAAAGCAGCATCAATTCCAGACATAGAACCATCACTCCATCCTACAGTATTAGAGTCTCCTGCTGGAGATTGTACTGCAATACATACTGTTCCTTTTCCTGATCCTGATTGATTAGTTGCATCAGATGATGTTATACCACCTGTCAATACATTAGAACTACTTAAACCTTTTGGTTTATATCTATACATTGTAAATTTAACATAATCTTGTCCAAATCCATCAAGACCGAGAGGATATACTGTATTTCCATAATCTGATCTTACACCATCAGTGTCTTTAACTGGATCATCATTAATATTAATACTTAAATTTGAAGTAGATCCTGCTGGCGAAGTGGATCCTGCTGGTGGAGTAGCCCCTTGTGGTGGAGGAGTAGCTGCTGGAGTTGCTGGAGCTGTAGCAGTACTTGCAGATGCAGTAGTCCCCATAAATCTATCTATTTCTACATCACTTACACTTGAATCAGTTTTTAGTAACTCATTTTTAACAGCACTTCTTGTTGATGCCTTTAAAGCATTATTTAAATTTTGATTAGTTGTGAATTCATTAATAAGACTTTGATCCGCAGTAAATACTCCATTTTCTTGAAAAGGTTGTAATTTTCCAGAAGAATCTATAGTTGCTAAAGGTTTTCCAGATCCAAAGAAGTTATATTTATATACAAATGTTTTCTTTAAATCAGTATCATATTCAGTATACAAACTTAGATCTACATCTTGAGATACAACCCCAGTCTTTATTTTATAGTTAAAAGGAATATTAGCAGATTTTATTGTGGACATTTTAAAAATCTATCCTAGTGAAATGTATACCCACTTATTGTATCTATTTATTATCGTATACCTAATTCATCTTCTGTTATTATTTTAAATTCTAATAATCTATCAGCACAGAATTCTTTTGCAGCCTTCCACTTTGCTTCATTCACAGCATAAGTTTTTACTTCATTGATCCAAGTTTTTGTTTTTCTTTTTGGATTATTTTCTGGAGGTTTTGTTTGACGTTTTGGTTTAACTTCTATCACATAAGACTTTATATTTCCATTAGTATCTTTTACTTTAATAAAGAAATCTGGAAAGTATCTGTGAACTCGGTTATCAACAGGAGACTTATAGGGAATCCAAAATTCTTCACTACCCCACTCAATTATACTCGGATTCGTATCACACCAAACGCAAAACTTTCTTTCCCAACTACTTCTACATATAATATTGTTAGGATTACCTTTATATTTTTCAGGATTTGATGGTTTATACCTACTCTTTAAACTCTCCTTCATTAGTTGACTACATAGTAATACATCTTAGACGTATTTATAGAGATGAGAGGAGCAGATCCAAAACCATTAGGAGTTTCAGATCTAAAAAGTAGAATATTAAAACCTGCCTTAACATCTACTTACGTTGTAAATATAACTCCACCAGCAAATTTAACTTTTTTGACAAGACGAGCTAAATCTCTCGGTATAAATGCTAATGATCCAAAAGAACTATATGATTTGTTAACAATTCCTTGCTCTGAAGCATCTCTTCCAGGTTCTTCAATAGCTACTAATGAAATAATTGACGATCATACTGGAATTACTGACAGACATGCGTATAGAAGATTATATGATGATAGAATTTCACTAACCTTTTATGTGGATTATGAAAAATATTATATAATTAAATTCATTGAATCTTGGATGGCAGGAATTGTCAATGAAGATAGTAGTAATTTTTATAATAAAATTTATAATTATAGAGTTAACTTTCCTGTAGATTATTATGCAAATGCGTTTTCTATAACTAAATTTGAAAAAAATTATGGATCTTCAACAGGAGAACTCGGAGTTATATTAAAATATGATTTTATCCATGCGTTTCCAATCAGCATTGATTCAATGCCTTTATCATATGATTCTTCCCAACTATTAAAATGTACTGCATCTTTTAGTTATAGTAGATACTTCATTACAGGAGGAGAAGAATCTGTACCTTCTCAACCAAATCCTAATGCTCCAGCGCAACCAGGACTTACTAATAGACCAACAGCAGCTGACTACTTAAAGGATACAAATAATAACACATTGAATCTTCCTAGACCACCAGAAACATTTATTAATCAGGGATCATTTGATAGGTTATATCAAAGACAACCAACATTTACTCAGGATGAAATTGCTTTTGCAGTAAACCAAGAACGACAAGTTCAATTATCTGGAAGACCACCAGACAGTGGATTTAATATCTTCTAGTATTACGATAAATAAAACATCTGAATTGTATAGGAGATTATGCCTTTACCAAAGATTTCTACGCCAACTTATGAACTTGAACTGCCTTCAACTGGAGAAGCAATTCAATATAGACCTTTCCTAGTAAAAGAAGAAAAACTTCTACTTCTCGCTCTAGAAAGTGAAGATACTAAACAGATTACAACTGCAGTAAAAAACGTAATTAAAAACTGCATAAGCACCAAAAATATTAAGGTAGAAACTTTACCTACTTTTGATATTGAATATTTGTTCTTAAATATTAGAGCAAAGTCTGTATCAGAAGAAGTTGAAGTTAATATTATTTGTCCAGACGATGAAGAAACAACAGTTTCGGTAACTATTCCTGTTGATGAAATCAATGTTATTAAAAGTGATGAGCATAATAGAACCATTAAAGTCGATGATAATATTATGATGCAAATGAAGTATCCATCTTTGGATCAATTCATTAAAAATAATTTTGATCTTTCTGGTCAAAATAGCATGGAGCAATCTTTTGAATTAGTTACTTCATGTATTGATCAAATTTACACTAAAGAAGAAGTTTGGAATTCTTCAGATCTTTCAAAGAAAGAACTAAGTGATTTCCTTGAGCAAATGAACTCATCTCAATTTAAACAGATTGAAAAGTTCTTTGAAACCATGCC